GCTGAAGATTGTCTTGTATATCCTGCCACTTGTTATCTCCTATCCCCTGTTCCATACAATATTGATACAGCCTGTATGGTATGGCTGGGGCTTGTACTGTTGGTAACATAAGATACTGAAATAGAATCACCTGAGCCACTTATGTTAGTACTACGAATTGGTGTAGGGTTTCCGTCATAGATGTCTGTGTCATCATAGATAGTTGAAGTTGCATCAAAGAAAGATGCTGCACCTGCTGTAGTTAACTCTACGTTTGCAGGTGTAAAAATTTCTGCATCACCAAAATTATACTCTAAGCCTACAGCTATTGTTGACTCACCCTCTGATTTAAGAAAGGTTTTAACTCTGTAAAATACTTTACGTAATTCTGGGTCTTGCATAAAGTAAAAAGGAGTTTGATAAACGCTTAATATATCACTCCCGCCGAACGAGTTACCCTCTTCTTGCTTGTACACTTTACCAGCGGTATCTCCATGAAGCACAAACTCAAACTGTCCTACATATCCACTGGCTACTGCTGTTGCTTCAATACCTACAAGCTGACTATATTCAAATGTAGACTGCGCTGAAGAACTTTTACGTATGGCTGCTAACAAAGATAAAGAAGTATTGTTTTCAAAAAATAATCTAAACTGAGATTTTCTACGAAGTATTAAGGCTTTTAATTTAGTTACGTCTTCGTTTTCTGTATAGTTTTCAAATGTTTTTTGTATCTCACGTGATACTGTTTCAAGTTCAACGTCACCAATCCTAGAGGTTCCTGAAATTGGTCTAATGCCATCTGGACCAAGAAAGATAAGATCGCCACCAAATTCTACTACGGTATCGGGTGCAACGCAACCTAAGTCATTAGTAACGCTTTCTACAGTAAAATTAGAGTAGTTATCACCAATAATGCGTTTAATTTGATTTTGACCAAATACATACAGTTGATTACGAAAAGACTTTATTTGTGTTATCGTAAAGCCTATGTTAATAACACCTGCTCCATTTGCCGGATCATAATCTGTATCTGCATTAGGAGAAGAAAAATAAATATTAAAAGGTTCGTCAGGATCACCAGCTAACCATAAATGATTTGCAAAAGCAGTAGCAAACTTAGGGTTGTTAGGAGCATTAACATGTGTTATCTGTTTGTACGTAGTTCCATTATATGTAGCTGCAAAATTAATACCGTCTGTTAGTACTAATGTTTCTTCAAACCAATTATACTTTTCAAAGCGTATAGTGTCAACGCCTGTCATAGTAGGGTTATTTGGTCTGTATTCTCCTGCACCTGAACCTACAGTAATGGCTGCTGAAGTTCCAGCAGATACAGCTATTTGTGTAATAGTGTTAAAGTATCCGGTACTATTTACTGTGTTATTATTTGGCCCTGCTACAATTTCTACTAAAGCTACCCCTGAAGAGTTTGTTCCTGTTATAGTAAAGTTTTTACCGGACTCATCTGCCGTACCTGTAATAGTAACTTGTCTAGGTTGTTGTGCAGCAGAAGTTGTGAAGTTTACACTGCCACCATCTGCTAAAGCACCGTTTATAGTTAGATTAACAGCACTACCCGGAGTTTGAGATGCACATACACCATCAGGATCGTTAGCAACTAAGTCGGTATTTACAGTAGTCCAACCTATAACAGTAGGGGTACTTGCTACAGTGCCTGTTGCACTAGATGTACCACCCGTGATTACGTTAGCTGTAGCAAAAATATTAGTAGGTAATCTGCCAAAGTTTACCACAATAGAATTTGCTGCTATAGATATTACTGTGCCTGTCGCAGCTACAGCAGTATCATCTGATGAACTAACTACGCCTGTAACAGTTTCTCCTACACTAAAACTAGAACCTTGTCCTGTTCCTAAAGCTACAGTATAGTAGTGGTTGTAAAAATGCAGGTATTTATTTCCAGAAGAAGGTGTTCTGCTGCCAATTATACCTTGATTTATTTGACCATTTACAGTTAAACCTAAAACTTTACCCGTACCCGGTAATGTGCCGTAAGAGTTTTCATAACCGCTTATCCGTCTGTACCCACCCTCAAGTGATGGTTCCATATTAACTAATCTAATAGCACTTCCGGGTAAATTACCACTTTGGGTAATAGGGTCAACATTAGTGACAAGTCCCCCTGCACAAACAGAGACAAAGGTTTGTAGATTGTCTGCCATTCCTAAATTCTATCAACAATTGCACTAGAAGTAGATCGTTGTAACATGGTAGATATAACATTAATATGTTGATCTAAAACTAATCTACGCATCATTTTTATACCGTCTTCAAATTTTACACTATGCATATTTGCACTTTGCTCATTTGATCTAAATATCATCATATACATCATAGCACCATCAAGAATTACATGTTTAAATCTATCTGGTACAATTGATACATCACTATGTAAAACTAAATCAGCAGGGAACTTAAAATATCTATATTCAACTACGTAAGCTGCATCAGGAACAGGAGTAACACCAAACTTTGTATCCTGTGTTGTATATACATATTCAGGATCGCTTCTTCCACCCTCACCACTTACTTCTTCATTGCTTCTATACTTGGTTAAATATTGATCATAAGTAAGCAGTTTTAGTTTTTTAGGTATGTTATTTTTTGATGTAAGTCGTTTAATAAAAAAAGTATCCCAGTCTGCTTTTGAATAATCGGCAGGAAAAGAATACACACCAGTACCTGCAGTTAACGTCTGCTCATGGGTAACTAAAAGAAAAGGCCACTCTTGTGCATCTTGGAGCGTTTGTCTAATAGCAGAATTAATTGCATCTTTAGCTAGTGCTTGCACGTTTTTAGCAGCAGCAAAACTAGACTCATCTATTTGAACTTCGTTTAATCTACGCAATAGTTCATTAGTAAGATTGATAAATGTACTCATTGTTATAGCCTTTTAGCAGGTGTAAAATATAGTCTGGTAGAAAGAGTAGCGTCAAAGTTTTGACTAGATGTATGTCTGAATACTAATACCTTATCTCCAGCGTGTAAGAATAAAGGGCCGCTGCTGATAATCTGTATACTGCTATGTCCAGCTATAGCTTCTTCACCTACAAGAAAATGATAAGTATTGTCATCGGCATGATATACTTGAATGCCTATATTAGAAGTAGAGTTATCTTCATTGGCAACCATAAGAAAAACAATTTCAGCTTCGTGATTATCAGGACAAGTAAATAATAGTGTAGCGTTGTTTGGGTTGCTAGTTGTACTAGCTGAGTTGCCCGTTACTTCAACAAACTTAGTATCTGTTCTAAAATTAGCACCTGCCATTTACTTATTCTTTTTACGTTTTAAATTATCTACAAAAGTTACAGGATTAACATAATTCTTTTTGACTAGGCCACCAGCAAATAATCCCATAGCTGCAGATGTACCCCTAGAGGACATCATGCCTTGTGGCGCACGTATAGCAGATGGACGGTACTTACTGTCTTCTTGTTCAGGAGTTCCCATACCACCAAAAGCATATTTTTTAATTTTGCGCATTTATATTAATCCTCTAATATGTAACTAAAGGGCCACCCGAAAGCAGCCCTCTAGTGTTTTATTTACGCAAGTGCGTCACGGGAAACTTCAGCAGCTTCCATCTCACCAAGTGAGCTTACATCCATCAGTACGGCGAAAACACGAATTTCACCAGCAGTAAAGGATGCGCCACCACCCGCAAGGGTAAGGTCCAGAGTATCCGCAGAACCGATAACAAGATCAGCAGAGACAGTTACGCTAGGTGCATAAGCACCATCAGCAGCACCGTCAATGTCAAACGCTGTTACGTATTCATTGTCATCTGCGCCAGTACCAAGAGCAGCGGTTGCGTCAGTACCAGTATTCTGAGTTGCACTGGAAGTTACCTGAAAACCAGCAGCAATAATCTTGGTGTTCGCAGGAACAGTGATACACTGTACTACGTCACCATTTGGATTGATGCTGTTAGCAGTAAGGTCAACGACCTGCTCAACCATATACGGATTGCGTCCACGCTGGGAATTACCCATAGCAGGAGCAAGAGTAGCAGTAATTGTAGCCATTGTTTATTCCCCCTATGCTAAATGGTAAATGGCGTTGACAAGAGCTTCAGGACGAAGAATCTTGCGGCCGTACAAATGCATACCCCGAACAATGTCGGCGAAGCTGTCTGGATCACGGTAAGTTTCAGTCTTATTGATCTGCTCTGCAGTAGCAACAGCAGATGAATGTCCTGCAACAATCACACCATAGCTGGATGAACTGTTTGTGCCAGCGAATGACGGGCCAGTACCAACTGAAGGTAGGTTGTTTGACTGATAGACTTTGAAGCCGTGGATTTGTGTGGACACTTGACCGTTTTGCAGTCCTGAACCACCAAAATCTGCATTGAACAAACGAGAATCTTCGTCTTTCAATACTTCCATGAACACTGGATCAAGGATCAACCAACGACCTTGTGAGTCCACGTTCTGCTGGTCAAGAAGACGAGCCATACGTGCAATCAAAGTCAGTGGGTGAGTGTCACCAGCAGCAGGAGTTGCGTCAGTTGCGCCACCAGTACGAGGCTGGATAGCAATAGCGTCACCTGCAGAGCCTGCAGAACCTGCACCATCAGTAAAGTCTGATGCGTCCAGTTTCATGCTTGCAAGCAATTCGTCTGTACCAGCAGTTGCAACAGCAACGGAACCATTTACGGTTGTGTTAGCTGTATTGGCTGCACCATGCAGAGCAGATTGCTTAAAGCCTGACATATAACCAAGAACGTCTTGGTCAAATTGGTCAGCAAGGCGATACGCAGCACGGTCACTTGCCAGAGACTGGAAGTTTACGTGTGAGTGTGCCTCTTCAATGTCATCAACCTTAAATGCAAAGTAGTTAGCTTTGTCAATTGTCAGGCTGAAGTCTTCGTCATCAAGGTCTTGCGGCGTGATGGTTGTACCACGGGCGTAAGCCTTAACTGTAATTTCGGGTTCCTTGATAATCTTAACGGAATCACCCATTGCAGCAATCTCACCGAAGTAATCGGAATTAGTGATTGCCTCAGCAACAGCAGACTTGCGGAAAGCAAGTTGCACCTGTTTGCTGTAAATTACGGGAGAAAAATTACCGTTAGGAAGATTACCATAACCACTAGCAGTAGTAAATGCCATGTTAAAATCTCCTATGTAGCATTTTACAGATACAAACTCGCAAGACTAATTAGGAGGCTGCTTCACTTGGGTGCGTGTTATAACAAGGTGGCCGCCCTGTTATTCAACGGGCCATGTTCGTCAGGTAATCCGTAAGACTTGGCTGTTTGCAAAATTCGGTATACCTACATTGCGCTTAGTAGATATACCTATATGACTATAGTTATACTTAAAAATAACTACTTGTCAACCCTTTTTTATCTAGCAGAGCCAGAAACATCATAGATGAACTTACCACTACGGATAGCTTCCATGATTTCATCTGCCACCTTCTCATATTGTTGTGGTGACATTTTCTGCACTTCGGACTCTTTTAGATACCCAGAAGCCTCATTATTCTGTGGCTTACTGCGTGAGTTCTTTGTAGACACAGACTTAGCTGCATCTCTATCTGACTTAGGTTTTTTATTAGAAATACCCATATCAGCTTTATATAAATCAATTGCTCGTGCTGCAGAACGTGCATCATTGTCATTGTCATACAATGCGTCCTGTACCCACTTAGGCTGTTCTTCTGCCCAGTTGTGAAAGTCATCACTGTCTCTAATCTCATCAAAGTCAGGATGTATCTGCATCAATGCTGCTTCAGCTTTTTCTTTAGTAGCATTAAGCTGCATCTCATCAATGAATTTTACACGCTCTTCTAAAGCACTGGATTGTTCACGTGCCTTCTTCATTGCGATTGTTTCAACGATAGCTGCTACATCTGGGTAGTCTGCTGCCCACTGCTCAATGTCTTCATCAGACTTAGGCAGTTTCATTTCTTTCTTAGTGGCTGACTCAAGCTGCTTTTTCATTGCATCTAGTTCAGTCTTAAACTCTTCAGCTTGCTTTTGCTGGTGTCGGCGCAGATCAGAGTAACGCTTCTTAAATGTTTTCTCTTCAGCGGATGTAGGCTCTGCTTCTTCAGGTTCAACAGTTTCTGCCTCACCCTTTTGTTCTTTCATTAGTTGCTCTAGTTCTTCTTCTTCAATCTGTCGTTTTTCTTCGTTAGTGTATTTACGATTAGCAAATGCAACTTTCTTTGGTGTCTGCATTTCTTCTGCCATAATTGTATCGTTCATTATTTATTCCTTTGTTGGGGCCGCTGTAGCCACACTGTCGGGTGTGGGGAGTGAGTAGCCAACTAATTGTAAGATTTAAGCCTCTTACGCAGCTTCTTGACGTACTTCCTTATATCTACCGTGTACTGTGTAGATATTGTTTTCTGTGTGTACATCAAAGCTTTCACCATCAATAACGATAGATACTGTTGGTGTTAACTGTTCTACATACTCAAGTGATAATACAGGAATACCATTAATGCTATCGCCGACTACCAAGTCTTCTGGACGTGTCCATGTGCCATTTGCTAGTACAGGGTGGTCATTACTAATCTTGAGTTCATTATTGATTGCGTAATAACCGCTACGCATATGCTTGTGTAGAACTTCCTTGACCCTGTAGTTATCAATCATGTCACCAACTTTGATATTAGTAACAAAATCAATTACGCCGTTAAGTTTAATCTTCATGTCTTCGGTTAGACAGTCCGTGCCGCCGCCGTAGCCGCCCCCTTGATTACCACTAGATGTACTAGCGTCTCCATCATTACCTGCATCATCTCTATCGCCATCTGGGCCGAAAGCTGACCCAAGATCAAAACCTGCGTCATTATAGCTTCCATCCTTTTGCACTCCTCCGGGTCTACTTTCATAACCCCTATCGGCTCTTGCCGCATCAACTGCTGCTTGTGATGCGCCTCCTGATACTTTACCGCTTGGGTCACTGGCTAAACCTCTTTCTGCCAGCATACCACTTTCACGCATTTCTTCTTCTAAAGTTGTTCTACGAGCTTGTTCTTCTGCTTCATTTAATGGCCCTAAATGATCTGTATAACCTAAAATATCTGCAAAATTATTGTACTTGCTTTTAGCAGCATCTGATAAATTAGAATAAGACTCTGCTCCTAGTTTACCGCCTCGCCAACCTGATTTGTTACCAGCAGAAAGAGCCTCTTTAAAATCAGAAAAAGAAGAATAATTAAAAGTACCTGATTCATTTTTACTTTGATCGCCTGTTCTTGGGTCTACGGCAATACCATTTTTATCAAAAAACCCGCCAGAGTTAGGGTCTAAGTCACCCTTTTGAAAACCTACATATGCACTAATTACAACACCTAAAGATTTCTCAAGTTCACTACGAGATTGCAAAGCAGTTGCTAATGTGCCTTCCTTTGTTGGCTCTGTTCCAAAAATATTTAAAGCTGTATCAGGCAATAAATTTTTAATAAAAGTACCTCCCGGAAGTACATTCAATAAATCAAATCCACGATTACCTGTTATTGCATACCTGTCTTTAGCTGACGTTACTCCCGTTTTAATTTCTTCAGGAGAGTAACCAGCAATCTTTTCTCCTGTAATTAAAGAAGTGCCGCCTCCATAATCAGGACCATCTCCTTCTTCACTTTCAAAATCAGTTGGTCCAACCGTACTTTTAGGCGAAGTAGTCTGTATAGCATTATTTTGTTGTAATGTATATCCTTCAGGAATAGGATAAAGAGGCTGACCATTCTTAAAAGGTATTCGTAGAGTTTGTCCTGAACTATTTACATAAGTTCTAAACTCATCATACTGACCGGGATTGTTTCCTACAGTCTGACCAAAGGTAGGTATATTAGTTGTTTGAGTTGCTCCTATAAATTGAGTACCCGGAAGCTGCGACCCTTGAAATTGTGGACCTTGTTGTACAGGTTGCGTAGCATAGTCTGGTATTGTTGGTGCTACATATGGTCTAAATCCTGTAGTTGGTCCGGGGTTAGGTGTTGTAGTAAAGTTAGTACCCGGCATTTGAACTACACCACCGTATGCAAACTCTTGAGGAGTATTATACTCGCCTTCATCTTCCATGTCAAGGTCTTCTATAGAAAAAGGTATATCATCAGGAAGAGTAGCTTCTTCACTATTACCCATCTGCCCCATAGCTTCCATACGTGCAAGTCCCGCTTTAGCTTCTTGGCGCATCTCCATAAGTTTTTCTAATCCAATAAAACGTACTACGTCTGCAGGAAAAACAAATTCACCCTCACTTAGTTGTGCAGGAATGTCATCACGAACTTCTTCTTGAGTGGAACCGGGCGGTACATCATTACCAGATACAGGGTCAACAGTGCCACCCTCATCCATAAGACCACCTTCTTCAAACATATCCATTTGTTTAGCCATGCTATTCATTGGTACTGCTCCACCTTTTGCAAATTCTTTAGCCGCCGATGCGGATTCTCTAACTTCTGCTTCTTCAAGAGCCGCCGCTGCGGATTCTGCAGATATAGGCTTCATATCTTCGTGAATTTTAATATCAAATTTTCTAAGTTCAGCATGAGTTTTTGCCGTAGGCCATTTTTTGCCACTAGCTTTAGCTTTTTTGGCGGCTTCTTCTTCAGACAACATTTTTCCATTCCAGATAGAAGGTATTAAAGTTGGTACTCTTTTGCCTGTTTTATCTGGTAAATCAACCTGTCTAGTAGACACGGTGGATAAAGAACCGTCTTTATTTTTTTTAGCATTTCCAGTTGCTATATTACGATAATGATGTTTAGTAATTTCATCCATCTGCGTTAGCTACGTCCTCACGTAATCGTTTAATCTTACGTAGTACATCTATAGCACCCTGTGCTTTGTGTACCGTTATCATATTCTCTGATTGTTCTAGCACCTTATGATGCTGGTCTACCATGTTATCCAAATACTTACTGAAGTGGTCCCATTGGCGGTTGTTGCCCACCAACGGCTTGAGCTTGCTGAGGAGTTCCCGGCTGTTGTCCTTGTCCATTTGCACTAAATCCTTGTTCACCCGGCACAGGAGCCTGTCCTACGCCTATTGAGCCACCCCCAGCACCTGTAGGGTCCATTGCATCAGCACCCGCTGGTGAGGCTCCTACACCCCCTTGCGGAGCTTCTTGCTGAAACCCTTTCATAATCTCTGCCTGTAAAGCGGCTTCGTCCATATTGTTGGTAACTTTATCGGGGTCTAAGTCCATTGACTTTGCAATCTCACGGATTACATACTGGAACTTAGCAAAGGGTGCTAATGCTGGGCTGCTTGCAATTTGTAAGAACTGCATCAAACGCTGACTGCGTACTTCATTAGCCATGAGGCTTTCAGTACCACGTGCCTTAACTTCTAAGTCTCCTTTGATTTCTTTATCAAAGTCAAACTGCATGTTAAAGCGGAAGAAACCCTCACCAAGAGGACGCAGCAGATAGTCGTCTACGTTCTTAATGATTGTCTTAGTGCTTCCCTGTGCAGCACCCATAAGCATTGAGATGCCAGATGCAGTACGACCTACACCAGACACACCTGTCTGTCCATGAGCGAATGATGGGAAACCTGTGCTTTCATCTGCTAGTACACGTGCCTTATCAAACAGCATCATGTTCTCGCTGGATACGTTAGGAAACTTTGTACCGAAGATTGCCTGACCCGGTGCGCCACCCTGCCTACGGAATACCTTGCCCGGATACAGTGACAAGTCTTGACCGGGTACTAGGTTTGTCTCATCTACTTCTACAATCAAGTTACCTGACAGTACAGCATTGTCTACAGCCATACGCATAAAGCCATTCATCAATGTCTGTGTATCATCCATGTTCTCAGCAATACCTACACCGAAGAATGAGTATGGGTTTAGCTCATATGGTGCAGCATGGTATGGAATTTTAGCTGGTTTGAATGGGTTAAGAACCATGCGAAGCAGACGGTTATTACAGACCCACACGTTAGCTTGCAGTTCATCAAAGTCATTTAGTTCTTTTGGAATGTCTACGCCTTGCTCTTCTAGCAACTCAACGTCTACCATGCCCCAATACTCAAGCACTTCAAAACGATCAATGCCATGCTCTGGTGCATAGTCAGTCAGATCATCTTCCCAGTATTTCTTAGTATAGTTTTCGCCCATAGCGATAGCTTCATTGATAACTTCACCACGGAAGTATGGACGCTTCTTTAGATTGCGTAACTGGGTACGTGACATTTTGTGGCGTTCAATTACAAACTGTGCCTCATCCATATTGTTTGCATCTGGGTCTGGATAGAAATTCCAAACAGATACATGGTTTACTTGCGGTACAGTTTTAAAGGCTGGGTCATATTCACCCTCATCGTTCCAGCTAGGATACTCTTTATCAATAGCAAACGGACCTTTCATTACGCCTGTACCAAACAGTGCCATCTCAAATGAAGCATTACGTAAATGTTTAGATGCACCTGACTCTTCTAACTGGTCATGTATTTTTTTCTGCATCTTCTTAGCTGCAATCATAGCAGGGCTAAAGGTGATTGCTGTAGGAGTCTTACCCGGACCAGCTTTTACTTTGTCGTTAATAGGGTCTAGCTTGTTCTCCATAACACCAAGCTTATCTTGTAGGCTTGCCGCTGTAGCACCTGCTGGTAGGTCATTGCCATCCCCAGCAAACCCATAAGGGCTTAGTGCGCTAGTATCGTCACGTAACTGATCCGGCTCATTAGGATCAAAGTGTACATCTTCTACTACACCTTCTGGTAATTCCGTAGGTTCAACAGATAAAGGAAAACGCTGGTTAGCAAACAAAACATCTACAATCTGCCCATATGCTGCCAGCGTTTTAGTTTTTGTGACTTTAATAAAGACACGAGACTTTTCTGTTTCTGTAAATTGAACATCAGGTCCGTACAAACCACGGTAATTGCGGTAGGCTTTTAGCCAACGATCTTCGTCCTGATACCTATAATCTTCGGATCGCTTATAGCGTTCCATAATAAATGGTATAATCTTGCTTACGTCTACGTCAGAAACAGATGTATCGTCACTGTCTTCTAGTGCGATAGCATCATCTTCAATCATCATTTCATCTTCATTCATATTGCTTTTCCTTAGTATCCAAAGGTTGCGTCTGCTACTCTCATGCCACCGCCGGGTCTACCCATAGGGTCATAGTCAAACACACTAAACTTTGGCCTAGACATTATACCATACCTTAACGCATCGTACAAGTGATCTTCCGAATGTGTGTCAATATCCTCTGGATTTTTCTTGTCAAGAGGAATGGACGGTAGTTGGGCAACGATGTTTGTGCAGTTATTAAAGAAAACAAGTCTAGGTTCCTCTGTAAATTCATCTATCTGTAAACGTCTGTGTATTTCGTTTTTACCAGCTACACGACTGCCTCTACTACGATCTGATGGCCTCCAGCGACATCCCTTACTTACCATTTGCTCCGCAAGAGAAGGGCCAGTATCACCACGCTTATGCCACAAACTGCTATCCAAAACACCATACTTAATAGTCCCGTCACCAGCTTCTAAGTCAAGGATCATATCTGCCAAATCTGTGGCAAGGACTTTAGATACGTATAGTTCTCTATATACCACAAGTTGTTCATTAGGTGCAACAGCAAACCAGACAACGCCAGACTTGCTGCCGTAACCGTAATCGCAAGCCCTAAACTTAACC